CTTGTTCATTCCTATGGAGTGGAACTATGAAGGATTCATCGATACTTATGGATTACCTGTCTTCGTTAGAAGTAAAAATACAGTCAAAGGAGTTGATGGTTATGAAATTACAACAGGAGTTATCGAGCACTGGGAAAATGAAGTTGAGGGATTAAAGTCTGATCAAGATAGTTTAAACGAATATTACAGACAGTTTCCAAGAACTGAAAAACACGCATTTAGAGACGAAACAAAACAAAGTCTTTTTAACTTGACTAAAATATATGAACAAGTTGATTATAATGAAGATTTTAACAATAGGGCTAATATAACTAAAGGTAGTTTTCAATGGCTTAATGGTGTTAAAGATACTGAAGTAATATTTGTACCAAACAAAGATGGTAGATTTCAAGTTAGTTGGGTGCCACCTAAATCACTTCAAAACCAAGTGATTATAAGAAATGGAACAAAGTATCCAGGTAATGAACATATTGGTGCTTTTGGATGTGATAGTTATGATATATCAGGAACTGTTGATGGTAGAGGTTCTAAAGGATCTTTACATGGTTTAACAAAGTTTTCAATGGAAGACGCACCACCTAATCATTTCTTTTTAGAATATATATCAAGACCACAAACGGCTGAGATATTTTTTGAAGATGTTTTGATGTCTTTAGTTTTTTATGGTATGCCAATATTAGCTGAAAATAACAAACCAAGATTATTATACTATTTAAAACGTAGGGGTTATAGAGGTTTTTCAATGAATCGTCCTGATAAAATTTGGAACAAACTTTCAGTAACAGAAAAAGAAATAGGCGGAATACCTAACTCAAGCGAAGATATTAAACAGGCGCATGCCGCAGCTATTGAAGCTTATATTGATACTTATGTAGGTTTAAAGCAAGATGGATATGGAGACATGTACCATCAAGATACACTAGAAGATTGGGGAAAGTTTAATATAAATAATAGAACCAAGCATGATGCATCTATTAGTTCTGGACTAGCTATAATGGCTTGTAATAAAAACAAGTATAAACCTATAGCTGATAGAACTATAAAAAAAGTAAATTTAGGAATAAAAACATTTAACAATGATGGTATCCTTTCAAAAATTAATAAATAAATGATATACACTAATACTAGAAGCTCTTTTCCAGATCAAGTAATTCCTCAAGAAGAGAAGATGACTACAGAATACGGTCTTCAAGTGGCTAGAGCTATAGAAGGCGAGTGGTTTAGTCAAGGTGTTGGTGGTAATAGGTATTCTTTTAATTATACTATATTTCATCAAAGAAGATTATATGCTAGAGGAGAGCAATCTGTTCAAAAATACAAAGACGAATTATCTATTAATGGTGATTTATCTTATTTAAACTTAGATTGGAAACCAGTTCCTGTTATACCTAAATTTGTAGATATTGTTGTAAATGGTATGTCTGATAAAATGTATGATATAAAAGCATTTTCTCAAGATCCAGCTTCACAAAAGAAAAGAACTGAATACGCTAATAAAATATATAGAGATATTCAAGCTAGAGAGTTTATTCAAACAATGCAACAAGAATTAGGTATTGATTTGAAAGAAGCTCCTGTTGGTGCGCCAGAAACAGAAGAAGAATTAGAAATACATATGCAATTAGATTATAAACAATCTATAGAAATTGCAGAAGAAGAATTAATAGAAAATACTTTAGCTAAAAATAAATACGATTTAACTAGAGCTAGATTTAATAGAGACTTAGTTGTTTTAGGTATTGGAGCTGTTAAAACTTCTTGGAACAAATCAGAAGGTATTGTTGTTGACTATGTTGATCCAGCTAATTTAGTTTGGTCTTATACAGAAGATCCTAATTTTGAAGATATATACTACGTTGGTGAAGTTAAAAATATTAGTTTACCAGAACTTAAAAAACAGTTTCCTGAGCTAACAACTCAACAACTAGAACAAATACAAAAATTCCCAGGTAATACTAATTACACTAGAAACTGGACAGGTAAAGACAATAACAACACTGTACAAGTATTATATTTTGAATATAAAACTTATATGGATCAAGTATATAAAATAAAATATACTGAAAACGGTTTAGAAAAAGCTTTAGAAAAGCCTGACTTTTTTAATCCACCACCAAGCGATAACTTTGACAAAGTTTCTAGATCAATAGAAGTATTGTATTCTGGAGCTAAAATATTAGGCCACGACATAATGTTAGACTGGAAGATAGCAGAAAACATGACTAGACCTTATTCAAACACTGTTAAAGTTAATATGAATTACCAACTAGTTGCACCACACATGTATAAAGGTCGTATAGAGTCAACTGTAGAGCGTATGATAGGTTTTGCTGACATGATTCAATTAACTTCCTTAAAACTACAGCAAGTGCTTTCTAGAGTAGTTCCTGATGGTGTATTTATGGATGTAGATGGTTTAGCTGAAGTAGACTTAGGTAATGGAACTAATTACAACCCAGCTGAAGCATTAAATATGTATTTTCAAACAGGTTCTATAGTTGGTAGATCAATGACTCAGGATGGTGATATTAACCAAGGTAAAGTTCCAATACAAGAACTAAATACTTCTTCAGGTGGTCAAAAAATAAACTCTCTTATATCAACATATGAGTATTATTTAAAAATGATTAGAGATGTAACCGGACTTAACGAAGCCAGAGATGGCACTATGCCAGACAAGCAATCGTTAGTTGGTTTACAAAAACTTGCAGCTGCTAATTCAAATGTTGCAACTAGACATATATTAAATGCTAGTTTGTTTTTAACATTAAGAGCTTGTGAAAATATATCATTAAGAGTTGCTGATAGTATACAATTTGATTTACTAAGAGAAAGTTTAATAGACAGTATAAGTTTATACAATGTTAAAACATTAGAGGAAATACAAAATCTTCACTTATATGACTTTGGTATATATTTAGAAATTGAACCAGATGAAGAAGCTAAAGCAGCGCTTGAGCAAAATATACAAGTAGCACTGCAACAACAGTCAATAAGCTTGCCAGACGCTATAGAGATAAGAGAAATAAAAAACTTAAAACTAGCTAATAAGTTACTAAAACTTAAGCAAGAGCAAAAAGCTGAAAAAGATCAACAAAATAACTTAGCTAATATAAAAGCCCAAGCTGATGCAAATGCAGAAGCATCTGAAAGAGCAGCTATGGCTGAGGTTCAAAAACAACAAGCTTTAGCACAAACTACTTTACAAATTGAACAAGGAAAATCTCAATTTGAATTACAAAGAATGCAGAGCGAAACTGAATTAAAAAAGCAATTAATAGAATTACAGTATGGATTTGACAAAGAGTTGAAGTCTATGGAGGTTCAAGCTATGAAAGAAAAAGAATCTTTAATAGAAGATCGTAAAGATAAAAGAACTGAAATACAAGCAACTCAACAAAGTCAATTAATACAACAAAGACAGGATGGTACTTTACCAACCAATTTTGAAATGCCTAATAACTAGGCTAATTATTATATAATATCATATCATGGAAAACAAAGAAAATATACCACAGGAGGGTGACTTTAAAATAAAAAAGCGTCCTAAAAAATTATCCAATAACAAACCAGAATCTAACAAAATAGATTTATCTAAAAAGCCAGATGTAAAAGAAACTGAAGTAGCTAAGATAGATTTAAATAAAAACAAAGAAGATGTCATTCAAACACAAAGCGCAAATGATAGCAATGTTATTGTCGAAGAAAAGAAAGACGAGACAAGTAGCAAAGAAGTGGTTGAAGAAGTACGGAGCACCGAAGAAGTAGTTTCGCCAATAGTAGAAGTAAAAGAAGAAGAAGTTAAAGAAGAAGTTAAAGAAGCTACTAGTGAATTAAAAGAAGCTATAAGAGATGAGAAAGTAACAGGGAAACCTTTACCAGAAAACATAGAAAAACTAGTTTCATTTATGGAAGAAACAGGTGGAACAGTTGAAGACTACGTAAGATTAAATGCTGATTATTCATCAGCTGATGATGTTACTTTATTAAAAGAATTTTATAAACAATCTAAACCTCATTTAGATAACGAAGAAATTGAGTTTTTACTTAATGATGAATTTTCGTATGATGAGGAAGAAGATGATGAAAAAACTGTACGTAAGCGTAAGCTTGCAATAAAGGAAGAGGTTGCTAAAGCCAAAAACTTTTTGGAAGAAACCAAGAGTAAATATTACGACGAGATCAAGTTGAGACCGGGCGTTACTCAGGAACAACAAAAAGCTATGGATTTTTTCAACCGATACAATAGTGAGCAAGACAAGGTAAATAAGACTCGTGAAGATTTTATTGATAGATCAAACAAGTTTTTTAATGAAGATTTCAAAGGTTTTGATTTTAAATTAAAAGATAAAAACGTGAAATATCAAGTTAGTAATCCAAATGAGTTAGCAAAAAATCAAAATGATATTGCAAATTTTCTTAAGAAGTTCTTAAATGAAGATGGGGCAATTACAGATTTAAGTAACTACCACAAATCTTTGTTTGCGGCACAAAACATAGACACTATAGCTAGTCACTTTTATGAACAAGGAAAAGCTGACGCTGTGAAAACGGAGTTTGCTAAGTCTAAAAATATTAACTCTGAACCAAGATTATCTCCTGATCCAGATGCAGTATTTTTAGGTGGCATGAAAATAAAAGCGGTTAGTGGTATAAATAGTGCTAAATTAAAAATAAGAAAAAAATAAAAACTCAATATAATGGGACAATTCACAGTAACTAATGCTGGATTATCACCTACTCAAGATCAATCGATCCTTTCTACTAACTATTTACAGTGGAATGACGCAGCTGGAGCTAATTTTGCAGATTTTGCACAACAATATCTACCTGAGCTCTATGAGCAAGAAGTAGAAAGATTTGGTAACAGAACGTTATCAGGTTTCTTAAGAATGGTTGGCGCTGAAATGCCAATGACATCTGATCAAGTAATTTGGTCTGAACAAAATAGATTACATGTTGGTTACGACAATGTAGACAAAGTTGACAACGTTGCTGGTACAGTTTTTACTGTACAAACGCCTCTTGGAGCTGCTCCTAACGAAGTAGTTGTAAGAATCAACCAAAGTATAGTGGTATTTGATCCAGCTTCTGGATTAACACTAAAAGGTTTGGTTACTGCAGCTGCTAATGATGCTACTCCAGCACCTGGAACTTTTACTTTTACTGCTGTTTGTTATACTGCTGCTACTTTTGCAGCATTAGGTAACTCAGACTTAAAAGTATTTGTTTACGGTTCTGATTTTGCTAAAGGTACTGAAGGAATGATAGGTTCTGTTACTCCTCAAGTTACTCAATTTAGCAATAGACCAATTATCATTAAAGACAAATATTTCGTAAACGGTTCTGACACTGCTCAGATCGGTTGGATCGAAGTTGCTACTGAAGATGGTACATCTGGATACTTGTGGTATATGAAAGCTGAATCAGAAACTAGATTAAGATATGAAGATTATCTTGAAATGGCTATGGTTGAAGGTGAAAAAGCTACTGCTACTTCTGGTGTTACTGTTAACACTGCTGCTAATAACTACGGTACAGGTACTGAAGGTTTATTCGCTTCTCTAAACGCTAGAGGTAACGTTTATTCTGGATTTGCTGGTGCTGCTGCTCCTGGAGCTGGTGCATTAGGAGATTTTGATGCTATCTTACAACAATTAGATTTACAAGGTGCTATTGAAGAAAACATGTTATTCTTAGACAGAGCTACTGCTCTTGATTTTGATGATATGATTGCTGCTCAAGCTGGTGGAGGTTTTGCTTCTACTGCTGCTGCATCTTACGGTTTATTTGATAACGAATCAGAAATGGCTCTTAACTTTGGTTTCTCTGGTTTTAGAAGAGGTTCTTATGACTTCTATAAAACTGACTGGAAATATTTAAACGATGCTTCTACAAGAGGTATGGTTACAAATATCAAAGGTGTGTTAGTTCCTGCTGGAACTTCTACAGTTTATGATCAAATGTTAGGATCTAATATTAGACGTCCTTTCTTACATGTAAGATATAGAGCTTCTGAAACTGATGATAGAAGAATGAAGTCATGGATCACTGGTTCTGTTGGTGGTGCTTATACTTCTTCTCTTGATGCTATGGAAGTACATTACTTATCTGAAAGATGTTTAGTAACACAAGCTGCAAACAATTTTGTATTGTTTACATCTTAATTAATTATTATATAAATGTGGAGAGTTAACGCTCTCCACTTTATTAACATTTTAAAATAAGAAAATATGGGACAATTTATAAAATTACCAAAAAGCACAACTGATCTTACTTCATTTGATTTAATGAATATAGAACGTGGTACTTCAGAAGTTTTATCATCTTCAAACACTACTTTGGAAGTAAAAATTTTTGGTCTTTCTTGCGGTGGTGGTGACGCTTTACCGTCGTACAATATAGTTGTAAATTCAGCAATGAGTGATTCTCAAAGATTAGATATGATCAATAACGTTTCTAAAGCTATTGTAAAGTCTACACAATCGCCTAACTCTACTCCTTCTTTAGAGATGGTTGGAGATTTGGTTGTGTCAAGTATGACTTATGACACTAACATTTAATATGAAAATTATGAACTATATAAAAATAAAAGAATCGCAAACAATAGGTACGGCAACTAAAGATATTGATGTGCTTATTCCAGTTGATGTTATCGCAAGAGTAGGTAGTACTACAACTGCAGTTACTATAGAATGTGTACCTGTAGATGTAGCCACTGGGACATTACCAACTTACACTATAGGTGGATTTGGAACTGCGCCTGCGGCTGTAGACGGAGCTCAAGCAGTTTATAAATTAATGGATAAACTTTCTAAATCACCAAGCGTGGTTTCAGATTATTTAGAAATTAATGGAGATTCTGTGTTAACAGTAACTCACCCTGGTTAGATTTAGCATCTAATAAAAACAAACACAAGGTCCTACTTAGGTAGGATCTTTTTTAATTATTATATTATATTATATTATGGAAAAAACAAACAAAAAACCTGCAGCAAAAGCTGTAGAAACGGTTGAGCAAATCGTTGAAACTCCTAAAGTAAAAAAAGACACTTGGGAAATAAAAGATAGGCTTTATTATCTTACACACGATTATGCACCGTTAACTTATACTTTACCGTCAAGACACACAAGAAGATTTCCTTTATTGTGGTTTGA